ACACTAGCACCATAACGCAGCATTAGGTATGTTGAAAACTTCTTACGATCTTCTTCTGTAAAGTTATCATAGTAACTACGATCTTTGCGATCATATGCTGCCATCTCATCATTAATTTGTAAACTACTGCTCATCATTTACCTTTTCGCAAATAACTAAGAATTCCAGTTATGCTCTGTTGCATGTTATTATATTTGTACTTAAGACTTTCTAATTCTTCGGCTTGTCTATGTAGTTGTAGTTGCAACCCTAAGATAACATCTTTTTGTTCTCTAATAACTTTGTCATGCGATAATAAGTTAGGACGCGGCGGAGCATTCGGATCCACTGCTCGCTTTTTCTTTGCTTTAAATTGTGCTGGGTTATAGGCCATCTTTATATTCCTTGCTTAACTTATATATCATTATAGCATGATCAAGGACGGCTTGTAAAGAAGTATTTGTCCGAGCTGCGCGGCGAATTTCACCCCATAGTTTATCTTCGCGTATAGTTACAAGATTATCTTTTATGTCGCCGTCTATACTATATAGTGTACGCTCTGTCTGTCCAGCTTCTCTACTGTATACTGTCTTTCCACCATCCGGGCTTTCAAATATCATATTACCATATCTTACTGTAGTCTACAATTTCACTTTGACGACTAATGTCTTTAACAAAGTAAGCGCATAAAGGTGCATCACCAGATTCAACGGGCACTGCTAACATCTGTCCAGGTTTAAGTTTTGGAAAATACCATTTAACATCTTGGTAGATATCAATAATCTCAATGTTAAAGAACTCTGGTTTGAAACTACTTAATGGATTAAATGCAAATACACTAAACCCACGGTCATTGATTGACGTAAGTGGTATTACTTCCAAATCACCTATGTCGGGCTCACCAATAAGTACCTGCCAATCCACTGGCATCTTTACCATGTTGCCACCGATGTTCAGGACTAATGCAGGACTATTAAATGACTCTAAAAATATCAGCGGAATAAAGAAATAATCTGGATTCTTTGGGTCGCTGTTGTCTAATATTGCAAAACGTAAATCCTCAATTTCATCAGGGATTTCGTTCATTTCATAGGCTGTGTTTTCGAGAGTTAGTATGTGCATGTATTTTCCTGAGTTATTTCTTACAAAATTTAATATGTCTTACTGTTACTGTTTTAGTTTTACAATGTGGACACTCATCAATTCTCTTTTGAGGACCTTTGGGTTTAGACATGTTTTTACTCATTAACTGTTTGGTCTCCTCGGAATGTGTCTTGCCAATCATTCCGGCTACCTTTCCTTTTTTGCCATCACTTACTTTTTGGCAAAATTCAGGCGACATTTTTCTTCCTTTAATAGTTGCTGAACGTTTTCTATTAGATTCATCAGAATGGACTATACCTGTAATTCCTTTGTTCCAGGGAATTCTGCCTTTGCCATTGGCAGACATTTTTTCTCGTGTTTCAGCTGAATGTTTCTTTCCTGTGTGAGCAATTGATATACTATCGCGTATTTTTTTATATTCCCAGGATGTAAATTTTCTTTGTTGTAAAGGTGAGTTTTGTATAAATTTCCCAACTGCATGTAACATACGATATCGATTATTTCCATCTGTACACTTAGTTAACAATAAATGACACACAAAATGTTCGCGCACAGTTAATAAAACTAAATTATCTTTTGTATTACTGCCGCCCATGCATTTAGGAATTATATGGTGGCGCTCGATGCCTGTTCCCTTTTTTCTGTTAGTTGTTCGGGCAGTATCGATGATATTCATATACCAGTTACTATATTTGTTTTTAATTAACACACTTATTTCCACTCAGTCTTTGCTATACTATAATCGTATTTAGCTTCTGTGTAGAATTTCTTTCTGACTGTAAGATGCCGCTTGGCAAACTTACAAGTTGATGTTACGTCCCAGATTTGGACGAAGTCCTTGTCTTCCGCTTTGCGAATGCCACGCCCGATACTCTGGATGACCCTAACAAAGCTCTTACCAGGCTCAATGAGCACAAGGTTAAAAACGCGAGGGATATTGATGCCAACAGCAGCAACCCCATAAGTGGCAACAGCAACAAAGTTATCACTGGTTGCAAACTCATCATAACTTTCTTTCCTATCATTTGCTTTAGTTCCTCCTGATACAAACACAGCATCTTTAATTAGTTCAACTAATGCTTTGCCTGGAGCGATACGATCAACTAAGACAAGTGTGTTGCCAGTTGCTCGTATACTCTCTATCATTTTACTTATGTAATCAATACGTGCGTCAGTCTCTAATAGATATTTTAGTTCGCTTTGATAATCTTTATATTCTGCATGGTCTATTAGCTGTACAACGTTCACGTGACAGTTGGCAAGTACACCCTGGTCTTGTAATTCACTGGCACTTAACCTGCCTAAAACCTCTCCTAACGAACATTTTAATGCCATAAATTCATACATTTCTTTAGGTATTGTACCTGTTAATCCCCAACGAATTGGAATGTGTGCCATTACACTAGTAAGTAGAGTTTTAAGTGCATCTGCTTTGGCCATGTGTACTTCGTCAACCATAACGCAAACAACACCTTCCAAAAATTCCATTATGGTAATGTCTGCTTCGTGTGCCTTGGTATTTTTAAGTAGGATGTTTAGACTTTGCCAAGTGCAAATAGTATGAGTATGTCCAAACTCTTTACGGTCGCCAAAGTATACACCAACGTCTAGGCCTAAATTGATATAGTCTGCTTCTGTTTGTGTTACCAATGATTTGTTTGGAACAATTACCACAGTTCGTCCATATGGTTCACAACTATAACTTAATGCCGCAGTGATTAGGGTCTTACCTGCACCAGTGGCAATTTCTTGTAGGCACTGTGGATTACTTAAGAACTTGTTGATAATCTCAATTTGATAATCACGTAAGACAACAGGCTGACCCGCTATTGGATGTTTAGCCGGCCATACTTTGTGCGCAAACGTTTGCTCTGTCACCTGTGTAAATGCAAACTGTGTACGATAGTCACGTAGATCTTCAAGTTCGATATTATAACCACGTTCATCTATGTAGGGCAACATCTCGGCCAGCAAGTTAGTATATGTGCTACCGCCTAATTGAAAGTAAGCCACTTTGCCATCCCATCGACCTAATCGTACACTTGGTAGATAACGTGCGCCTGGGATTTCAAACTTAAATTTGTTGGCCAGATACTTGCGTTCTGTAAGTTCAAGTCCATCTAACTTACAGTTCACTTCGTCTTTAATTATAATTTTACAGGTTGCCATTAATCAGTTTCTCTCAATTTGGTATTGGTACAGTAGGCTATCTTTTCAGCTTGGTTAATCCATTCCATACGTTTGCCACCATACATCATTTCCACAGTGGATACCAACAATGGTATTGAATAATTCCACGTTGCTGGTATCTTATGCGCATATACTACTTTAACACAATCTATATTATAATCGCAAGTCTTTGTTTTACCACGAAGGTCAAAACGTACAATTTCATCATCTGTGAATCTACTTAGGTCTATATTTGTTGATGACATTGTTGGATCATAAATGCACACAGGATAACGATTGGTTAATTCTGCGTATGAGAATAGAAATGCCAGGGCATCCGCCGTCATAGGTAAATGTATATCGCGTTTACTGCCAAATATATCTAACAGTGCAGGACGAGTTAGCATATCATCGTAGGTATATCCTAGTACACCAGAATTATCAATTAACGCTATCCCATTGTCCGGACCAAATCCACCTAACCGAGTATTAATGTATTCAATTAAACTATCCGCGGCATTAGTAATAGCATATCCTTCTGCTGTCTGTATTAATTTGATTTCGTATGATGTTGCTTCGCACTCCATGATTAAGTTGAACAAGTTTTGTACCAATGGATCAATTTCAAATTGATTTATCTCACCCCAAGTCACTGCCCAATTTACATTAGATTCGGTGATGGCCAAATACCAAACTTTTTCTTCTTGATTGTACTTCATACTACCACGACTTATATTGCGTTCTTCTTGTATGGCTTTAATCATAGGAAGGTCGTAGGGAAAGCGTACACCGATTCGTTCGTCATCTAACCAAATCTGTTTTGATCTGTTGACAACTCGTACTGGTTTACGAAACTGTGGAATCTCTGCCGGAGCAACATCGATACTAAATCGAGCAAACTGTTTACGATATTTCAGCACTAACCTTACAGCAAGGTCTGCTTGTCTATCCGTTAAAGCGCCGCCCCAATAGGTATGTGCGCTCATACTTTCCACGATTGTAATATCATAGCGGGCAAGGCTAATAATAGGAGGATTAGGAGGATTAATAATTGCCAGGGTACCCGGAGTATGGCCGCCTAGTATTTCCAAATAGTCTTCGATGTGAGTATACGATATCATAGTATTAGTATACGTGATTAATTTAAATAAATCAACCTAAAAAAAAGCTCAATGTAATCAAACATTGAGCTCGGAGGACGTTACACTAGGAGCATGACTGTGCAGTGTAACGTAAAACTAATCTAATCCTTCTATACGACCATCCTTACCAATTGAGATCTTTTCTGCGTTTGGCCGTGCTGGCAAGCCTGGCATGGTCATAATGTTACCGCAGACTGCTACGATGTATTCTGCACCTGTACACAGTTTTAACTCACGTACTGTTAAGACATGTTTAGATGTTGCGGCTAATTTGTTAGCGGGATCATCACTGAAACTACTTTGTGTTTTAGCAATACAAACGGGATAGTGTCCGTAGTCCTTTTGTAGTTCATATAAGTGTGCTGATACTTTAGCATCCATATTAATTCCCGATGCATTATATATCCGTGTAGCTACTTTGTTTAGTTTAGATAATAATGTATCTTCATCTCGATATGTCAACTCCATTGCCTGAACACTTTGATCAATTGCCATAATAACTTCGTGTGCCAATTCCTCTGCTCCATCGCCGCCTTCGGCAAAGTGTGTACACTCTACTGCTTCAATGTCAAATGTGTTACTGATGTAGGCTATTAAGTCTGAAATCTCTCGATCAGTGTCATCTTTAAAACGATTAATAGCAACTACACAAGGCAGGTTATACTGCGTCTTAATGTTAGTAATATGCCTATCTAAGTTGGTATAATTACCTTGATACTTAATTGCTCTGATAGTGGCTACCAGCACTACTACATCAGGCCGTAGACCGCTTTTACGGCACTTAATGTTAATAAACTTCTCAGCACCTAGGTCAGCACCAAAGCCTGCTTCTGTTACCACATAGTCAGCTAACTTCATTGCCAGCTTAGTAGCAATAACACTGTTACATCCATGTGCTATGTTGGCAAATGGACCACCGTGTACAAGTGCAGGAGTACCTTCTAAGGTCTGCACTAGGTTAGGTTTAACTGCGTCTTTTAATAGTGCAGCCATAGCACCATGTGCTTTTAAGTCCTTAGCTGTAACAGGTTTATTATCACGAGTATAACCCACTGTGATCTTTCCCAACCGACGCTTTAAGTCTTTAAAGTCTTCTGCTAGACATAGGATAGCCATTACTTCACTTGCTACCACAATGTCAAATCCTTCTTCACGGGTAACACTATTATGCGCACCTAGTCCCACCACAGTACTGCGCAGGCTACGGTCATTCATTTCACTTACACGACGCCAAACGATCTTGTTAGTGTCTAAGTTTAATTCATTGCCCCAATGTAAGTGATTGTCTATCATTGAGCTTAGTAAATTATGAGCACAGGCAATAGCGTGGAAGTCACCTGTAAAGTGTAGGTTAATGTCTTCCATTGGTGCTACTTGTGCATAGCCGCCACCTGTGGCTCCACCTTTCATACCAAACACTGGACCTAGCGCAGGTTCACGTAAACATACAATTGACTTGTGGTTTAACTTACGTAAGCCATCTGCTAGGCCAATAGTTGTGGTAGTTTTACCTTCACCAGCAGGTGTTGGTGTTATCGCTGTTACTAAGATTAACCTGCTATCTCGACCAGGACGGTCAGCAAGTGCTTCTATGTTTAGTTTGGCTTTCTTACTGCCGTATACTTCCAATTGTTCATTCCATACATCGATGGAATTAGCAACGTCTGTAATAGGTAGTAAGTCTGCCGATTGGTTGATTTGAATGTCTGTTTTCATTGATACTACTATTTAATGCTACCGAGGACGAAGGATATAATTTATTCC